GGTCGTAGGCGTCATGAGCGCGGCGCCCAGCGCTAGCAGCAGCTCGTTGCGCGCCGAGTTGCGGTAGGTGCTCGTCAGGCGCTTGCTGCCCTCGTCGTACAGCGCCTGCAAGTTTTGGCGCCGCGCGTCGAGGTAGGGGTTGGCGCCCTTGACCGCGAGCGGCGGAGCGAGGCCCCCCGCCAGCCCCTCGGGCCCGTCCATCGACAGATCCTCGCCGTCCGTGCCGGCTGGGTCCTCTTGGTCGTCCTGGTACATGCTCTACCCCTTGGGCGCTACGGCGGGCATAGCGCTTTGGCCAAACACGCCCGAACCCGCCGCGGTCAGGCCGAGGCCCGCCAGCTGAGATAGCGTGCTCGTGCTGGGCAGCGCCGAGCTTTGGTACTGCAGCTGGCCCGTCGGCACGCCCGTAGCGACGGCGCCGATGGTCTTGGCCATCTGATCGATCTGCTGCTGGGGGTACGCCTGCTGCGCCTGGAAGTTCTGGTAGGCCAGGTCCAGGTTGCGTTGATCCAGGCCTTGCTGCTGGGCGCCCACGGCCGTGTAGGCTTGCGCCCCGGCCAAGCCCTGCTGCTGCTGCTGGGCAGCCAGCTGCGCCAGCTGGCCCGAGGCCGAGAGCTGGTTGGCCGTGTCCTGGCCGTATTGCGACGCCACCTGCTGCGCCAGCTGCGACATGAGCTGCTGCTGGTTCTGGCCCATGCTCGCGTACTGCGAGGCGAACTGGCCCTGCTGGCCGGCGGCGCTGGCCAGCGCGCCCTGCTGCGCGTTGCCCAGCTGGCCGTACTGGCTACCGATGTTGGCGAGGTTGGACTGGCCCTGCTGCGTGAGCTGGCCGTACTGGTTGCCCAGCTGGCCGATCTGTTGCCCCGCCGAGGCGAGCGCGCCCTGCTGCTGGAAGCCCAGCGACCCGGCCTGCGCGCCAAGATTGCCCAGCGTCTGCTGCTGCTGCTGCGTGAGCTGGCCGTACTGGTTGCCCAGCTGGCCGAGTTGCTGGCCAGCGTTGGCCAGCGCGCTCTGCTGAGCGGTGCCCAGCTGGCCGTACTGCCCGCCGATGGCGGACAGGCCTTGCTGGTCCTGCTGCGTGAGCTGGCCGTACTGGTTGCCCAGCTGGCCGAGTTGCGAGCCGACGTTGGCGAGGGACTGCTGCTGCGCCTGGCCGAGTTGGCCCGCCGTCGAGGCGAGCTGGCCCGAGCGAGCGCGATCGGCGGCTGCGAGCTGGGCGGCCTCGCTGTAGCCCTGCTGCAGCGCTTGGGACTGCTGCGCCGAGGTGCTCTCGGACACGTCGCGCAGACTGCGCCCGAGCATCTCGGCGTTGCGGCTGGAGTTGAACTGACCGGAGCCGATGAACTTGGCGTTGATGGCCGGCATCAGCTGCTCGCTGAGCGTCCGCGCTCCGAGCTGGCCGATGCGGTTGACCACCTGATCGGTGTAGGGGTTCATGTAGTCGCCGATGTTGGACACCGACGACTGGCCCGCTTGCTGCAGATACGGGCTGGCCGCCTGCATGCCCAGGGCGTTGCCGCTCGCCGTCGTGTAGTTGGCGGCCTGCTGCATCGTCGGCTGGGCGGCCGAGGCGCCGGACAGGCTAGCCGCCTGCTGCAGATACGGGTTGGCGGCGCTGAGGCCCAGGGCCTGCGTGCTCGCGCCCGCCAGGTCCGCGCCCTGCTGCATGAGCGGTTGGGCCGCGGCGACAGAGTTGAGCGATCCGGCCTGCTGCATCCATGGCGAGGCGGCGTTGAGGCCCAAGGCCTGCGTGCTCGCGCCCGCCAGGTCCGCGCCCTGCTGCATGAGCGGCTGCGCTGCGCCCGCGCCGTTCATCTGCCCGGCCGCGCTGAGGTAGGGCGAGGCCATGCCGATGCCCAGGGCCTGCGTGCTGGCGTTGGACAGCGCGCCGGCTTGGCCCAGGGCGCCGTAGGCCGGGCGCTGCGCCGAGTTGTTGGCGGCGGCGTTCGTGTAGGGCTGAGCGGCGGCCTGCGTCGAGCGGCCGAAGCTGTCCACGACGCCGGCCTGCGCCGCGCCCAGCGCGGGCTGGTACGACGTTGACGCCTGCTGCGTCATGTCGAAGCCCTGCTGCTGCGTCGGCGTAAAGCCGGCGATGCGGGCCTGGTCGTAGGGCACATACGGCCGGTTCGCGACGGCCTGTTGGTTGGCCAGGACGTCTTGAGTGTAGTTCGAGTACCAGCTGGGCAGGATGCTCTGTTGCAGCGTGGTGGTCGAGGTTGTCTTGCCCATCAGGCGCGCCCCCCGCGCAGGTAGCGCTCAGGGCGCTTGGCCTTCACGCTGAACTGGCCCTTGGCTAGTTTGGCCCCCTTGTGCTTGCGCACGTTAACGCGGAACTGATCGAGGGCCTTGGCGCCTGCCTGCGACGAACCGTCGCCCAGGAGCGCCACGGTCTCGGCGTCCATGACGTACTCGCCGTCGCTCAGGACGGCGGGGATGTCGTCGCTGCGCCCGGTCCCCGGGCCGGTGACGGCGTGTGTCGTGCGCTTGGCCTTCGGCTTGACGCTGAGCGAGCCGCCCTCGGCGTAGCGCGGCACGCTGTCGAAGAAGGAGCGCTCGGGGCCGTAGCCGTAGCGCGTCATCTCGTCGTAGGACAGGGGCGTTTGCTGCCGGGCCGCCAGGTTGCCGAACTGGCCCTTTGGCGCGGGCATGGGCGTGTTGAACACCGGCTGCAGCTTGGAGAGGGGGTCGTTGCCCAGCGGGTCGACGCCGCCGGCCTTGGCCGCCAAGTCCATGCTCGCCGACATGCCGGGGATGGCCCCGATCAGGTTGTTCTTGTTCGCCAGCTCGCCCTGCAACGCGCTGAGGATGCCGGCGCGGGGCGCGTAGCTCGCGGCGCCGTCGCCCACCGCCACGGCCAGGTCGTCCGCCGTGCGGCTGGGAACCGCCGCGCCAGGCTTGTTGAGCATGTAGCTGCCGCCGCCCGTGAGCAGGGCGCCAGTGAGCGGGTCGCCGCCGCCCGCCGCCGAGGCCGCGCCGCCCAGCAGGGCGTTGCCCAGCGCTCCCGAGACGCGCGAACTGACGCCCGGGCCGAGGACAGCCGCGCCCAGTTTACCGCCGGCCCCACCGCTGATGGCGCCAGACAGGGCGCCGCTCAGCGCGCCCTTGCCGCCGCCCGTGATGCCGCCCGTCACGCCGCCCACAAGGGCCTTGCCGACGATCGGCGTCAGCGCCGCGGCGGTGCTGGCGCCCACGCCCATGGCCGTCAGACCGCCAGAGATCAGCGGGCCGACGCCCGGGATCATCATGGCCAGCGCCGGCAGGAAAGGCGCCAGAGGCTTGAGGATCTTTTTCAAACCCTTCAGGAAGAACTCGGGTTGACCGGTTTCGGGGTTGATAGTGGGCTCACCCCACATCCGCGTGAGCTCGGCCAGCTCGTCCTTGTTGACGTGGACCAGTTCGCTGTCGCCGTAGCGCCCCGCGGCCTTGGCGCGCAGCGCGGCCTTGGCGATGCCGCCCTTGGCGAAGGCCTGCACGTCTTCGTCCTGCAGATAGAACAGGCGGACGGGGAACAGGGCGTGCTCGCCACTGAACCCCGGATTGACGGCGCTCCCGCCCAGAGCATAGCTGCCTTGCATCATCCGGTCCCTTCCAGCATCGGGTAGGCGCGCATGGCCCACTCCCGCCAGTCTGTGAATTGATAGGGATCGGGCAGGACGCGCTGCGTAAAATCAGACGCGCGTACAAATCCTACCGCCCAGTCTTGCCATTTGGCCTCATCGTCCAGGCGGCCGAAGGACCAGCTATTCCCGGCGGCGAGGATAACACTATCCGCCCAGTCTAGTAAACGCATGCCGCGCGGGTCTATCACCCCAGCACCGTGCCATCCGCCGGCTGCACATGCGCCAGGATCAGGCCCATCTGGTAATCCCCGCCCACGGTGTTGCTCTCGAACCGGAAGCGCAGCTCGCGGCGCTGCTCCTTGAGGAAGATGACCTGCTCTTGCGGCGTGCTGGCCGCCTCGGACAACGTCACCGGGTCGCTCTCAACTTCGGGCGCCCGCGCGTTGGCCCGGCCGTGTACGGAGACCGTCATGTCACCCGTCTGCACGAAATCTGGCTCAAGAAGCGTGACTTGCAGGCCTTTGTTCTGCTGGGCCTGCACGGGCAACGAGATGTCGGCCGTCTCGAAATACGAGCGGATGGGCCGGGTGCTCAGCTCGTCCACCTCGTCCGTGCCGACCTCGTGAACCCAGAACTTGTAGGGCTGGTTGAAAGTCATGGCGAAAGTAGCGCTTGAGCCCGTGCCGCCGGTGACGGGTACCGGGTTCGACGGGATCTGCGTGTACGAGCCTGCGTTGGTGATGCTCACCGCGGTGATGACGCCGGCCGCGACCGTGGCGACGGTGAGCTCGGCGTGAATGGCGGCGGCGCCCCCGTCAAGCTCAAGAACGTCCCCGGCCGTGTAGCCCGCGCCGCCGTTGGTGACCGTCACGGCCTGCGCCGTGTAGTCCTGCGGCGACACGCCCGACATGAGCGGGCGGCGGAACACCGCCGGAAAGACGCCCGCGCCGCGCCCGCCATTGGGCAGCGGTGTGTCGTACCAGGTGTTTTCGCGCACGTTGTAGATGATAGCGTGGTCCGGCTCGGTGCTGTCGCCGAAGGGGAAGCACCACCAGATCTCGCCGAAGCGCGGCACCTTGAAGGCGAAGACCTTCTGGCGCTGCGAGTAGTTCAGGTTGTCGAAGAAGAAGTTGGCGTTGAGATTGTTCTCGACCTCGCGCACGACGCCGTTGAACATCAGGAAGCGATCGACGCCGATCCAGTAGAAGATGCCGTCGTACTCGATAGGCGAGCGCGCGGAGAGGATGGACGTCTGCGCCGAGATGGTGTCGAACTGGAAGACGACGGTGGGGTCGCTCGAGAACGACGCGCGCAAGAGGCTGTCGGCGCTCCAGAAGAGACCCGAAGGTGACACGCCCGGGCCGCCCCGCATGGGCAGCGCCGCGATGATCTTTTGGCCGGTGATGTTGGCGGTGCCGCTGCCGGCGCCGACGAAGTCGCTGGGGTCTCCCGCCACGGACCACGACACGCTTCCATCGTTGCCGTACATGAAGGCGTAGGGGTGCAGGACAACGACGCCGCCCGAGGCGCTAGCGCCGGCGGGGATGGCGACGGACGTCAGCGCGGAGGCGCCGAGGAGGTCGCCCACGAATACCTGCCCGCCGGCGCTGTTGCAGATGCAGTCCAGATTGGGCGCGACCTGGGCGAGGATCTGGTTAGCGCTGCCGACCTTGAACATCACGTCGAAGGACCAGAGATTGTTGTCATCGGCCGTGAAGCCCGACGTCGGCGTGCGGTCGGTGATGGTGCTGACATTGCTGCTGCTGTCGATATAGAAGCGCTCGACGAGGTTGGCAGAGCCGGCGTGGATGTAGGTTAGTAGGTCCTGCGTGTACTCGTGCAGGGCGCGGGGCAGACCCTGCAGGTACTTGTTGATCGAGCGGTAGCCGCCGATCTTGCGCGGCAGGCCGCGCTGGAAGCGCACCCACTGCCCGTCGATGTACTGGTCGCCTTCGAAGCGCGTGCCGTCGCGCTTGATGCCAGGTAGCGACTGTATGCGGATGATGTTTTCGGGCACTGGGCTGCTCTGGCGGACGTTGGCGTTTTACAGTTACTACTGCATAAATATGATGCGCGCCGACAACGGATCGGTATTAGACGCGTTGTTGTCGACGATGCCGATATGCGCCCCCGAAATAGTCGGCGACGTGGACCGGTCAATGGCGATCAAAATGCCGTTGTTTACCACCAACTTTTGCGCAATTCCGGCTATGTAGTAGTATGCGTCGCTGGCGTTGTTTGTGAAAGTCACCGCGTACAGGCCGATACTAACCCGGGTAACGCTGGCAACATTGAACGACTTGTCAATGGTTACGGTCGTTCCCGACACCGAGAACGACACCGCAGCGAACACCTCAGGAACAGCAGTAGCGCGACCCGTGCCTCCACTGGCCACAGGAAGCGGCGACGACAGGCCGGAGACCGTCCCGCCCGTAATCGCTACGGAACCCGCCGATTGTGTAGCGATAGACCCCAGGCCCAGCGTGGTGCGTTGGGCGGTCGCGTCTGCGTCGTCGACCAGCGCTCGGCCCGCCGCGGTGAAGCCGGTCAGCGCCCAGGTTCCGGCCCCGGTGGCGTAAGCGACCGTGTCGGCAGACGAGGTGAGCGCCGCGATCGCGGCAAGGTCGGTGTCGTACGCTTGCACGTTGCTGCCAATAGCCACGCCCAGCGTCGTGCGCTGCGCCGAAGCATCTGCGTCGTCCACCAGCGCCCGGCCGGCCGCCGTGAACGTCGCCAGCGCCAGCGTCCCCGTCCCGTTGGCATAGGGGAGCCGGTCGGCGACCAGCGTCAGCCCGGCGAACGCCGCGAGGTTGGCGTCGTACGCCTGCACATCCGTCCCGATGGCGAGGCCCAGGTTCGTGCGGGCGGCTAACGCCGTTGACGCTCCGGTGCCGCCGTCGGTGACGGCCAGATCGGTACCGGACCAGTTCCCGCCGTTGATCGTGGACGCGGTCGCCAGCGACCCGAGGCCGAGCGTCGTGCGCTGCGCCGACGCGTCCGCACCGGCCGCCAGCGCCCGGCCGGCCGCCGTGAACGTGGCCAGCGCCGCCGTTCCCGACCCGGTGAAGTACGGCACACGATCGGCTGCAGACACAAGTCCGGCGATAGCCGCCAGATTGGTGTCGTACGCCTGCACGTCGGTACCGATCGCCAGGCCGAGGTTCGTGCGGGCGGCTAACGCCGTTGACGCTCCGGTGCCGCCGTCGGTGACGGCCAGATCGGTACCGGACCAGTTCCCGCCGTTGATCGTGGACGCGGTCGCCAGCGACCCGAGGCCCAGGTTGGTGCGGGCTGTCGCCGCGGACGCCAGGTCAGACAGGTTGCTGGTGATGGCCAGATAAACGCCGGCGCCGGACTGCGACACCCAAGAGGTGTTGGTCCCGTCGGTCGACAGCACCTTGCCGCTGTTCGCCGCCTGCGAGGGCGCCAGCGCGTTAAAAGCCGCGTTCGCGGTCGTTGCGCCCGTGCCACCGTTGGCGACGGGCAGCGTGCCGCTGACGTGCGTGCCAAGACCGATCTTGCCGTAGGCCGGGGCGACGCCCACGCCGCCCGAGATGATAGCGCTACCCACGGCGACGTTGGCCAGCTTGGACAACGCCGAGGTCGTCGAGGCGTAGAGCAGGTCGCCGACGGCGTAGCTGCCCTGGCCGGTGCCTCCTTGCGCCGCGCTGAGCGGGGTGGACAGCGAGGCGAGGCTGGTGATGTCGGTGTTGGCGCCGCTCTGCGCGGCGGCGATAGTCGTGCGCACGCCCGCCGCCGTGGTGGCCGTAACGATGGCGTCGGCGAAGGCTGTGATGCCCAGCGACAGGCGGGCCGCCGACGCAGTAACGCCACCCGTGCCGCCCTGGCTAATCGACAGCGGCAGGGCGATGCTGGCCGTGTCAGCCAGGACGATGTCGGAACCGTCGCAGTAGAAAATGCCGCGCGTAGCCTGGCCAACGGTCGTGGGAGTGCCACCGGCCGTCTTCAGGCCGAGGGTGAAGGAGCCGGTCGTGGCGTTGTTCACCCAGTACTGCTGGATGGTCGCGGGCACGACGATTTCCTGGTTGCTCGTCAGCACGCCGACGAACTTGTAGGCGATGCGATTGAGCTCGGAGCCGCTGAGGGTATAGGTGCCCCCCGTGACGCTGATGGACGTGTAGTCGAAGGCGAAGACCGGGTCCTGGCCGAGGCCGATGGTGTACCAGGTCGTGCCGTCCGTCACGACAACGGCGCTGTCGTTGGGGTCCAAAGCGAGCGTCGTGCCGCCATTGATGGTCTCGCCCCCCGACGGGTCGATCGTCAGCACGCCGCCGCCGGCGTTGCGCACCAAGACAAAGAAGTTGTTTCCGACGGCGCCGACGGCCGGGAGGTTGAGCGTGCCGGATCCGCTGCCGGTCCAGATGAAAACGCCCGCTCGGTTGGCGGCAGACAGCGTCGTGCCGGTCGTGGAGAAGGTGGTGACAGGCGACGCCGTAGACAGGCTGGAGCCGGTCACCGTCAAGCCGTAGCCCGCGTAGACCGAGGGCTGCACCGCGCCGCTGCCTGCGGCGCCGTACTGGAAGACGCGCCAGGTTCCGGCGGCTGTCGATACGCCCGACAGATAGAACTGCCACTGCGAGCTGGCGCCCAGCGTGGCGAGGGTGTTACCGGCGTAGTCCTTGACGTAGACCGTGTAGGACGCCGAGACGTTGTTGAAGAGGATGGTCTGGCCGGCGCCGGTTTTGGTCGCGTCGGGCAGGTACACGCTCCAACCGCTGGCGGTGGGCGTGACGTCGATGATGCGCGCGGCGATGTCCACGCCGCTCGTCGTCTCCAGCGGCCAGAACAGATTGACGTCTGCGCTGAGCGCCAGAGCGAGGTACGACACGTCCGACGGGAAAATCGTCGAGCCGCCAAATACGTTCGTGAAGCTCATCTCAGGTCTCTTTGCGGCTGGCGGCGCGGTCGAGGATCTTGCCCAGGTCTTCGCCGTTTATCATGCCCGCAGCCCGGTCGTACATCGATTGCCACACCGGGATGCGTTCGTCGGCCTTGAGGAAGGGCGTCGCCTCGAGGAGCGTCGCGTAGAGGAGGAGCTGAGGCGCGTACTCCGTGATCCAGTTGGTCTGGGTCTCGTTATCGAGAAGCGCCGGCTGCTCGTAGTACAGGATCTCGATAGGGTACGCCGCGTCGGGCGTTGGCAGGATAAGCCAGTGCGTGTAGTCGTACTCGCCGTAGAAAATAGGCTCGTCCGTCAGCGCCTCGTCCGGCCAGTAGGCGCGCAGGTACTCGTAGCCCCGCGTCAGAAGCGCCTTGCGCTGCGTCAGGCTCGTTCCGACGCCGATGTTCATGGACACGGTATCGCGCCAGCGGTCGGGCTTGGCGTATACGGACTGGCCGACGACGAGGGTGTCGGTCACGACATTAATCAGGCCCTCGATCTTCAATTCGCGAGCGATGCGTCGCTCGGCGAGATTGATCAGGCGAGGGATCTGCTCAAAAACGACGGCGTCGCTGGCGAGGGTGGCGCCGCGCTCAAGATAGCGCT